GAGCAACACTTGGACGATTGGGTGCTGGTTGGGCAAATGGTATTGCTGAAAGAGGATTAGGTGGAAGAGATTTTAGTGGAGCACCAGCACCAAGAGTAGCAGAAGCACCAGCACCAGTAGAAGCACCAGTAGCAGAAGCACCAGCACCAAGAGTAGCAGAAGCAGTAGAAAGTTCTGTTCCTAAATCATCTGGCACTTCAACAGCAGCAAATTTAATTGGTTCATCTGAACACGCCGAGGCTATTGCTGGTGGTGGTGTTGATGAAGTTGGAATTAAAGCAGTTTCATCTCTTGGTGGATTTTCTGGTGCTGTTGGTGGAGCAGCATTAAAAACTGTATCAACTATTGGGAAAGCAGCAAAAGTTTTAGGACCAATAGCAAATGCTGGATTTCTTATTGATCAATCTTATGAAGAAGGTAAATCTTTTTTTGGAAAAACTCATAGTTTAGAAGGTGTTGGTGGATGGGAGAAAACTGGAAATTTATTAAAAGAGGGTGGAGATATCGCAGCAACAATTGGTTCTGGATTGGCACTTGCTGGACCAGTTACATTTGGAGTTTCAGATATAGCAGCACTTGGTGTAGAACTTGGTGGCGGTGCTATGGCACTTGCTGGTGATCTCATGGATGATTATGGAAAATATAAAGAAGATAAAAAAGCACAATCAACAACAACAACTCAATTAGCAACAGATAAAGCAAAACAAGCAGCTGATGCCCAAGCAAGCAATGTTGCTGTTCAGAGTGCCAGTGCTGCTGGAAACCGTAATTTATCTGGCAGAGGTTCTATTGCCCAAGTTTCTAATTCAGCAGTTAGAGCATATTAAATAAGTTTAATATATAATATAAATATATATATAATATAAATGAGTGTCTATAACAAGAAAGAAAATAAAACCACAAAACCAAGTGATACAGCAACTCCCCTTGATTTATGTAAATATATATATGATTTATTAAAAGATAAATTTGATAATAAAGAAACAATAATATTAGATTGTTGTTGTGGTGATAAAAGATTGACAAACAATTTTATTAATGCAAATGTTATTAATTATGAAATAAAAGATGGCACTGATTTTTTAAAGGAAACAAATAAAATAGATTGTTCTTTGGTTATAATGAACCCACCATTTAATGTTGGACAAGGTAGGAAATTATCAGTTGAAGTTTTTTTAGATAAAGTTTTAGAACTTTGTCAGAATGATATTCCAATTTTAATGATATGTCCAATGGGTTTTAGATTAAATAACAGAAGATCAAGTAAAAGATTAATTAAATTAAAAACTATTTATCCAGATATAACTACTATAATTTCATTACCTCTTGATACTTTTGATAAAACATTATTTCATTGTGAAATAGTTTGCTTCAATACAAAATTTATAAAACCACATTATCAATTTTAAAAATATCAAAATGGTTGGAGTGGCAGAAATTATATATATATTGTTGCCAATCCAACTATTTTCTAATTTTTAAAAATAAGTTTAATATTTAAAATAAAAATCTTATATTATATAAACAATGAACATAAAAGAAGTTATTTCAAAAGCAAGACCCAATGCCAAAGAAAGCACTGTCAACATGTATCAAAGCAATTTAAAGAAATTACAAAAGTTATTTGATACAGATAACTGGAAATTTTTAGATGATATAGAAGCTGTAAAAGATAAATTATCACATTTACATTATACCTCTCAAAGAAATTATTTTAATAGTATTATTATTTTATTAATGGCATTAAATGATGATAACAAATATGATAAACTAATTGAGAAATATAATGAAATTAGAGATGATGGAAATAAAAAATATCAAGATGACAATGCAACTGGCGTGATTTCTGATAAACAAAAAGCAAACTTTGTAGAATTATCTGAAATACAAAAAATGATTTCTGAAATGGAAAATGAAATCAAAGATAAAAAGTTAAAGTCAAAAGAAAATTTGGCACCAAAAGAAAAAATGCTTGTTCAAGTATTTATATTATTTAATATTTATTCAAGGTTACCCATGAGAAATGATGTATCTGGAATGACTATAACAACCAAGAGATTATATAATAAATTAAGTGAAGAAGAGAAAAAAGAAAATAACTATTTAGTTGTTGAAAAAAATAAAATGTTTTTTGTATTAAATCAATTTAAAACTTCTGCCAAATATAAAGAATTAGATATTGATATTCCAAAAGATTTAGAGAAATTATTAAGGTTTTATATTAAAGTAAATGGGTTATCTAATGGTGATGTATTATTTACATCAACCACTGGAACACCATTATCCAGAAATGCTTTATCACAATTATTTATTAAAACCTCTAAAAAATATTTAGATAAATCAATTAGCACAACCATGCTTCGCAAGATCGTATTGAGTGATAAATTTGCTGATGTTAAACAAGAACAAAAAGAAATGTCCAAAATAACTGGACATAGTGTTGAAACAATGAATAAAGTTTATGTTAAAGAAAAACAAGAAGATTAATAAGTTAAAAATTTAAGAATAAAATATATATTAATATATAATGGCTGGATATGAAACAAGCACCTTTTCAAAACACGATGATTATATGACACCAAAATCAGCATGGGAAAATATACAACATTTAATTCCAAAAGATAAAGTTATTTGGGAATGCTTTTATGGAGACGGAAAATCTGGTGATGATTTAAGAAGTTTAGGTTTTGATGTTATTCATGAAGATATTGATTTCTTTGAAAATAATAAAGGTGATATTATTATTAGTAATCCACCCTTTACTAAAAAGAAAGAAATATTTACACGATTGATTGAATTGGATAAACCTTTTATTATGATTTCATCACAACAACTTTTATTTACTCAATATTTTAGAAATATAATGAAAGAAGAAAAATTCCAAATAATTATCCCAAAAAAAAGAATACAATTTATTAAAATATCAAATGGAGAATATATAGATACTGGTAATCGTTGCAATTTTGATTGTCTTTATTTTTGTAATAAAATGAATTTAGAAAAAGATATTACTTGGTTAGAATAAATATAATATAATATATGATTATATTAGATATATTGAATTATTTGTCTCTTATGATATATTTATCAATAATAATTTATTGTATAATAATTCTAAAAAATGAGAAATAGTCGGAGTGGCATAAATAGTATATATATAATTGCCACTCCAACCATTTTGTAATTTTTGATTTCACCATAAATAATTATAGCTCCAATAATTTTTAGTATCTTTTAATTTATATGTTAATTGACCTTGTTTATTTTTAATACCAGATGCTCTTGCTCTGTAAGATTTTCTTTGTTCTTTTGTTGCTGTTTTAGATCTCCAATCTGGATAATCTTTATGACCAAAACCAATTTTCTTAAAACCTTTTTTATTGTCAGATTTCACATAAACAAAATATTTAAATTTTGAATTAGTTTTATTTTTGAATGGAACATATAAAACTTCTTTTCCATATTTGTCTAATGGCATTATTATATATATTATGTTTTTTTTATCAAATGTGATTTATCAATTTTATATGCTTTTGATGATTTATCAATAGCAGCATACACTCTTGCTATTCCCCACTGTGTTGCCGATTTAACTTGTGGTCTTACTGAACTTGGATTACTTTTATAAGCACCCTCGCCTTTTGACTGTATGGTTTTTAATCCAGATAATTTATATCCAGATAATTTAGATATTTCAGATAATGAATTAGATTTATTTTTTGGTTGTTTATGTTTAATATTAAATTTTTGCTTATATGTGACCACCATATTATAATATTAAAAAAGATAATTTTTTGATATATTTATTTTCTATATAAGCCACATCAACAAATTCATCTTTACCTCTTCTTGAAGTTCCTCCTTTTCCATCAGTCCATTGGTCATTATTTAATTCCCAGTAATACATGTCATCATTACATTCCCAAATATAAAATACTCTTTTATTTCTTTCAACATATTCATTACCTTTATTTATTTTACTTATATTAACCATAAGAGTTGGGTATTGTCCAAATTTTATTCTTCGTCTTTTATATTCTACACCATATTTGTTATTCTTAAAATCAATGGGATGATATTTATTCTTAATATTATTATTAATTAATTGTCCAAATGTTAACTCTAATATTGGTTGAACTCTTGCTTCATTAGAAAATCCAAATTGTAAATCTTGTTTTTTTATATTATTCATCTATACATTAACATATATTTTTATTTTGTATTATTAAACGATTTTTTGATAATCTAAAATTTTAAAATAATTTATTATATAGATTATAAACAAAATGGCTGATAATCGTCCTTCCCTTCTTAATATTAAATCTATGCCAGTATCAACGGCACTTCAATTCACCACAGATGTGTTAGATCCAGTTATTACTGGTGGTGGTGCTGATGGGCGTGGCTTTTCCAGATTTGAGCTTCAACCAAAAGGATTTTTACACCCCAATTCCCAGTTAGTTATTAAAGTAAAGAAATCTGGAACTGCTGGTATTGCTGCCAGTTCATTTCCATTTGTAAATAATGGTCTATATTCTCTAATCCGTCGTGCTGTTCTTAAAACTGCGGATGGCACAACCATTTGTGAAACTGACGATCTCAATGAACTATTAGCTTGTAAATCACAATTTGTATCTAACTCTGCTAATAAAGAAAGAGAACAATATAAAACTGGTCGCCAAATGTCTTATGAACAAGTTTTCACAACTGGCAGTGGTCAAAATGCTGGTGGATATGGTTTATCTAATCATCGTGATTATGATATTCGTGCTGGTGGTGGTATTACAACTGGTTTTGTTCGTCAAGGTCTTTCTGTTGAAGAACATTTACTTAATGATAAAGAAAGTTCATTTTCACTATCACTTCATGATTTATTTCCTTATCTTAAATCTGGCAATCAGCTTCCTTTATTCATGATGCCTCGTGTCCAGATTGAAATTTATTGGGCAGATCTTGTATCTAATTCTCGTATGTGTTCCCAAACTGATGCTGATGCTGCTAATGCCAATAGTGTTTTCCCAGTTATTTCACAGCAAATATATGCTGATTATTTATTTTATGGTTCTGATTTTATGGAAGATTACCGCCAAAAAAATAATGATTTAAGTTTCAGTTACATTGATTATCGTTTATCTAAAAATACTGTTACGGCAACAACTGCTGGCACCGCCCTTGTAAGAAATGTTGGTGGTAACGGAATGCAAGTTCTTAAAACCTTTGCCCAGTTTGGTCCACCAGATACTATTGGACTTTCTAAAAATCTGCTTGGTAAATACACTGCTCTTGGTCCAACACCTAATGGTGCTGATGGTGGCAGAAATAAACTGACCAGTAATCTATTTTACAATAATGAATTTCTTTATCCCCAGTCGGTTGTAAATTCGGCAACTCATTATCATCATCTAACAAGCACGGAAGGAGCACCAGCATATGTATCTCGTGAAGCATATTGTGGTGAAGGTTTAACCATTGTAGCATTAGCAGCCCACAACTTTATGGCAAAAGAACAGCGTAGCAATTTACAATGTAAAAACTTCTGGCAAGGTTTTAAAATTATTGATGGACAACGGCTTGATAGCAGAGGTATTGATTTACATACTCAATTTATTGCTGATGACGGTTCTGGCACTGCCACTGATACTGAACAGCGTGTCTGGTTAGAGATCCTCCGATTTGCCAGATTAGAAAATGGACAATTGAGCACCTTCTATTCTTAAATTTGTAAAATAGTCGGAGTGGCATAAATAATATATATATAATTGCCAATCCAACTATTTTTGTTTTTCTTTTTTATATTTGTGTTTTAATTTCCAAATTTAAATATATATTAATATATTAAATATGGACTTTGCTGATATTCAATTAATAGAGTGTAATAGGTCTCAATCTATTCAAGGTAGAAATAATAATGATACACAACCAGCCGTGTTTACTTGTAAATTAGGGAAAGGTGTTAAATTAGGTGCTGGTGATACAGTAGAAATATTAAATGCTTTTGTTTCAGAAGATGGTTGTGGTGGTGAGAATGTAGAATTTATTGGTGATTTTATTTATACAGATAATGGATATGATGAACAAGGTAATCCAGCAGAAATTGTTGAACAAGAATTAGAATTTACTAATATTAATATTGTTACAGATACAGCAAATGTAAAAGATTTTCAACATAGAGCATCAGCAGTAGTTGATAATGGATCTGGTCTAAAAATAAATACAAAAGTAAAAAAGCAAATAAAAGATAATGAAACTTTTGTTGAGCAAAGATATTATAAAACTAATAATGGTGAAGGTTGTTTATTTCAACCAAGAAATTATACAATGTCATTTTTAGGTGATAATTTATTTGCTATTGATGATGCGACTGGTGTTGGTGCTGACAATCCAAGAAACCAATTTCCAATGATTACTTTTTTTGAGAAAAAAGATGATGAACAACAAGGTGTATCTTTTTTTAGAATTCCAGAAACATATAAATTTAAAGTTGCTGAATGTGATAGTTTCTTATATACATCTGGTGGTCCTAATACTTTTTGGAATGCTCCACCACCAGCTGAAAGTTTTACAACAACTGAACAATGGTATAGACCAAGAACAAATAACAAAAGATTTACTATGTTTATGAGAGATCAAAATTATAAATTAAGAAGTGCTGCTCCACAAGTAACTGATCCAACTGACAATACAAAAACAATGAACTGGTTAGATTATCAAACATATTTATTTGATTTTATTGCTTCAACAGATTATGTAGAATATATACAATTAAAAAAGTTAAGTGTTGATGCTGGTTTTACAACAGCCTCTAATATTGCTGCTCAAATCACTGAACAATTACAACAAAATGTAGATTATACAACATCAGAAGGTGAATTAATTTTACAACCAGAAGTTTTAAAATGGGATCATGAATTTAATGGTGCTGGTGAGCAATCTTATGAAATATTTGCTGCCACAACAACTGAAACATATTTTCCTATTGAAAGTGGTGGAATGGGTAGAAATGATTATGAAACATTTAAATTAGTAGAAGATGCCCATGTTAAATTAGATGCTGATACACAAGCAGACGATTTATCAGTAGCAGAAAAACAAGGTATAATAAATTATATTGGAACAACACAGTATTTATTTGTAAAAAGACCAGAAATGTTTATTGCTGGCAGAAAATTACATGAATATGACGGAACAATAACAACAAATACAAATGTTACATCAAATGTAAAATCGTATATAGCAAATCAAATAACAAAAACAAATCCAAATGTTCCACTTGTAACTTCATTTCAGTTTAATGAACCAAATTTAAAAATGTTAAGTGATTTGTTCAAGGCACAAAGTCCTTATTCTAATGAACTTGGAATGTTTAAAGATAGATTTTTACATATGAATTGTATGACATCAACAAAATCTGGAACAACAGTTCTGGGTGATGATGGT